TCTGACGCCAGGCACAAATGCCGGTGTGTTAAGCGTTCTAGGCTCAAATGATTATGACCCGCACACCGGAGCTGGGACGTTTTACGCTCTGACCTTTACTCCTGCATTGACGCAGCCGGCCAACAACGCTGGCGGGTATCTCGTAGGGCTGACCTTTTATTGGGCGTGGATGCAGATCCTTTATACGCCGACGACCGGCTCCGGAGCCCTTGACGTCTCAGTGTTTGGGAGGGGTGTATGAGTTCATTTTACTATCCGGTCGTCACTGCAGTCCCCGCGGATGGCAGCGTAGTCAATGCATCCGTGGCTGCAGATGCAGGGATCGATTACTCAAAACTTGCGGTTTTGCCAAGTGCCAATATTTTAGTCGGATCTGCAGGCGGAGTGTGCACTGCAGTCGCAATGACAGGCGATATCTCGATCACTAATGCTGGCGTGTCTGCAATCGGCACGGGCGTGATCGTTAACGCGGACGTCAATGCCTCTGCAGGGATTGTCCGGTCGAAGTTTGCAACCGGCACGAATTATAGGATCCTGGCAAACTCTGCAACTGGAGTCATGAGCGAAAATGCTGCCCTGACTGCAGCAGGTATCCCGTATGCAGATGCCAATGGCCAGCTTGCCACGTCCGCAACGCTCGTGTTCGACCCGGTTGCGGGGCATATGGGAGTAGGCTTAGGTGGTGGCGCAAACACATTTACGCAAAACGGCGTGGTGTGGACGAGTGTTTTAGCGATCGGCGCTGATGCCACCATCAATAACACGGCACTTGCGGTCTCGCGTCACAGTGACACCCCTGCCCGGGCTGCAAACATCACGCATTTGAGGTCAAGAGGATCTGAGGCCACGCCAACGGTTGTGGCAGATGAGGACGTGATCGGCAGGATTACCGGAGCCGCATATAACGGCACGGACTATTCGACCGCTGCATCGATTCGGATGACTGTCGATACCGCACCTGGGGCAAGTGCGGTCGGTGGCAGGATCGGACTATTTACTGCGACATCCGTTGCAACGACTCTGGTCGAGGCTTTTCGGGTCGATAGCACTCTGCTTGCCACGTTTTTCGGCGCCACGATCTTTAATACATTAACGGCAACGACTGTCCCGTACCTCAATGCTAGCAAGCAGTTGACGTCATCGGCTGTGACGCCGACAGAGCTCGGATATCTGACGGGAGTCACGTCGGCGATTCAAACACAGCTCGACGCAAAAGCCATCGGAGCTGCGAGTTCCACGGCAAATGCTGTCGCAAAATATTCCACGACCGATGGCAAGACCCTGCTTAATAGCGGGATCATTATTGACGGGTCTAATAACGTGTCGGGTTTCGGCAACCTGACTATGACGACCGGCACGCTGTCATTGACAACCGGAACGATCACCGTAGGCAACGGGGCCGGCAGCTTTGCAGCGCCTAGGGTCAGTGTCGTCAACTCGTCGACATCGGCAGGAGACATCTCAGCCTACGGCTTGCTTTCAACCAGGACCGATATCCCAAGGTCATGCGGTCTGTGCTGGCTGGCAATCACATCAAGTGGACCAACGATCGGCCTTGCAGTGACTACGAGCTCGACGTGGGCATCGAGTAAATATGCGCTGCTGATTGATCCAAGTACCACGGCATTAGTTTTCGGTGAGGGTACCACGCAGGTGCACAGATGGAACGGGGCCACACAGTCGACTGTCGGCGGAGCAGGTGGTGCCAGCGCTTTGCCGGCCACACCGGTCACGTATATCGAAGTCAACGTCAATGGCACGGCACGAGTAATCCCCTGTTACCTGAAATCATAGGATCTAGATCGTGGAAAAAAAACAGTGTATAAACTGCATGAAACTAAAAAACGAAGACGAATTTCGGCTGATGCCTTCAAAAAAGCGTGAGCTCAAATGTATGATCTGTTCTACGGCGACCGGCCGTAGCCCTTTAGATGTATTTCAATAACGGAGAAAAGCCTTGTACCACAACGCGAAGACGATCGAAGAGAGAATGCAGATTCTAGAGACCGACATCAAAAACACTCAAGCCCGCGTGCAGCAGGACACGGAGCTCCTCCTCCGTCTCCAAGGCGCAATGCTTGCGTATAAAGAGGTTGCCGATCATGAGCGAGCTGCAGGAAATCCAGCGGGTCCTGAATGCGATGCGGGTGGATGTGAGCCAGATCGCACAGGGCCAGTCCTTTGCGAATGAGCGCATGGCGGAATACATTGCCAGATCTGAGGTGCGGTTTGAGAGGCTAATGCGTAGGCACAATCAATGGGACGTGGTCATTGCAGTCCTATGCTGGCTGGTGACGCCGAGTTTAGCCATCGCAGCGCTTTCAAGGCTAATGGTGCCGTAAATGCATCACATCTTAAGCAGGCTTGAGCGCAAGGTATTGGCATGTATCTCAAGAGACGTGCTGATTTCAAGGCATGAGATCGCTGCCGAATTAGAGGTGTCTCACGGCAGTGTCTGCGTGATTGTCGGCTTGTTTTTGAAGGCAGGTTTTGTCGAAGAGTGTGGAGGACGGTATGACTCAGTCAGTAGACGACTCCGACCCATGCTCCGCAAAACCCTGCGCTGCATCGCAATCGAGGCAGACGAGACGTGTTATTCGGCGTCCGACTACCTCCGAGATTGCGCACTGGAACAATTTGCTCCTGGAATCCGGATTTATTGATATCGACTCGTATGACAGATACGGCAATCAGACCGCAGAGATCAGGCCGCCGTCTAAGGACCGCAACGCTTGCACGCCAGAGACCTTTGAGGCATACCGCAAGTATTTGCGGTCTGGGATCTTTGACACGGCGATCCAAAAAGAGATCTTTAGGTTATACGTTGCGGGACATACGATAGAGCAGATTGCAGCGATTAAGGGCATGCGGGCAAAACAGACATACAATTTAGTCCTTCATTACCGCAAGGCGTGTGCGCTCAAATATGGACTCTCTCAAACTCATCTCAGCCATGATCGATCGTGACGTGATTTTGATGCACGATGCTCTCGAGCCCGGTATGCTCATGTCAAATGAGACGTGCAGGCGCATCGGTGATCATGCAAAATTACTTTTGGCGATTGCCAAAGATCAGTCAGAGTCCGTGGGACCAGAGCTGGCAAAACTCACGATGGATGAACTCAGAACCCTGGCAGCTGAGGCGGTGCAGGTAGTGGGCCTGCAAAGCCATGAGACATATACCAAAGAGGCTGACGATGTTTACGACCCGCCAAATGCTGCCCTCTGACGAGGCATTTTTGATGAGCTCATGGCTCAAGAGTTACCGCGACCGAGAAAGCCATGTGCGGACTACGATCTATTTCCCGATGCAAAAAGAGGTCATCGAAAAATTATTGGCCAGGTCCAAAGTTGTGGTCGCAGTGGACCCTGAAGACACTGATATGATTTATGCCTACGCAGTCGGCGAGCCTGCAGTCAATACCCTGCATTATGTCTATGTTAAGCACAGTCTGCGGATGCACGGTGTGGCGAAAAAGCTGGTCGAGCAGATCCTGGATCCGACGAAACTGATCGTTGCGAGCCACAGGCCGAATGCCATGGAAGACGTGCTGTATAAATACAATATGGTCTATAACCCTTACGTGAGAGACTAAACCTTTGCATCCATCCAACAAAATCACGAGTGAAAATTTAAAAGACATTATTTATTACGAGCAGCCTACGCCTGAGGATGTCTCTGCGCTGCTGCGCATTTCAGAGGCGGCTGAGGAATTGATGCGGACCATATTAGATTATGCGCCTGACTGTGCTGACAGATCTACGGCATTACGTTGTGTAAGAGAGGCTCGGATGTGGGCAAGCTCGGCCATCGTCTTAAAATCCTCAGCAGACGCAGGAGCGTGACATGTCCGTCCTCAACCTCGACTCTGTGCATCTGAGAAACCCGGTCCGCATCGGACGCTCTGAGAGTTTATTTTTTAGGCCTGGCGACTACCGGCTCATTTTGCGCGATCATGACGTCGTGATCATCACGGAGCTCTTAAGTTTGATTTCCGTGCACGTCCCTATTTCCAACGTTTTGAGTTATGCTGTCGCAAAAGACACGGCAAGAGAGACAGCAGGCAACGATGGATCTATCAGCAGCGACAAAAGTCCTCCTCGAAATCCGCAGACGTCAAGAGCTCGGGCAAAGGATTGATAGTCATGTCTTTGATAAGCAGCTCGCGTTTATCGAGGACAAATCCCGCTTAAAAGCTGCTCTCACAACTCGTCGGTCGGGCAAGTCGATGGGGGCAGGCTTTTATCTCATGCGCATGGCCTTGGCGCATCCTAATCGCAAAACCTATTTTATTACGCGCACAAGAGGTATGGCCGAAAACATTATGGCCATGCACGTCTTCACGCCGATACACAAGGAGCTGGGGGTACCGGAGGATTTCAACCGCGTCAAACTCCTTTACACGCTGCCAAACGGCTCAACGATACAACTCGTTGGCATCGACTCAGGGCCTGCCGAGATGGATAAAATTCTAGGTATCAAAGGTGATCTTTTTGTCATCGATGAGGCAGCCTTCATTCAGCAGGATCTGGAGAGGTTGGTCTATCAGGTTTTAAAGCCTGCCACGTCGGACACGCGTGGCACGATCGCTTTGATCTCGACTCCGAGTGACAAAACCCACGGCCTCTTTTTTGAGGTGACGACCGGTAGGCGGGCAGACTGGAGCGTGCATGCGTGGAGTGCAGTCGACAATCCGCATATGCGCCAGCAGTTTCAAGAAGACATCGATGCCGAAATTGCATTCAATCCACAGGTTATTCACACGCCGTATTTTAAGCAGATGTATTTAGGTCAGTGGGTCATTAACACGGACGCGTTGGTTTACAACTTCGACCGGGACAGAGATCTGATCCGCTGTCTGCCGAAGACTGCAAAAGGTGCGGCACTGCAAGTAGGCCTTGGCATCGATCTTGGTTACAACGATGCCTGTGCGTTTACGATTATGGTTTTTGTCCCAGGGGATCCTACGCTCTATATTGTGCACACGGAAAAACACACAGGCCTCGATGTCACGGACACGGCTATGAAGGCAGCAGAATTGCGGGACCGGTTTAGTCCTACAAAAATGATTGTCGACGGGGCAAGCAAGCAGGTCGTCGAAGAGCTCAAACGCAGACACGCCATGCCTTTAGTGATCGCAGAAAAAACCGACAAAAAAGGTTGGATCGATCTTTTTAATGCCGACGCGAAACGGGGTAAAATCAAACTGATTGAAGGTGAGACAAAAGAGCTGCAGTTTGAATATCTCAATCTGATCTGGCATCCAGAGAAACAGCGGGCAGGGATTTTTGAAGAGCTGGCCAGCTGCAAAAACGATCTATGTGATGCCACGCTTTATTTGTATCGGTATTTTAGACCTATGGTCATGACCACAGAATTACATCTAAGACGTGGCTCGCAAGCAGAACTCGATCACCAGCTGCAGCTGCAGCTTGATGCCCGTGAAACCGAAAACTACGAGGAAAATTTATATGCCGAGTACCTTTGACCTTAGCGAGCGAGTACAATATCTGCAAGAGCTCATGAAACTCATGCAAGAATTCGGCGTAGTCGAACTAAAAGACAGTGACGTGCAGATCGTCATGCCGCCTAAGCCGCCTAAACCCGTTGCATCGCAAGAGCCTCGGCGTGAAAACCTCGACGACTTACTCTTTTACTCGACATAAGAGGCTCGTATGTTTCACATGCAAAATTTCGATTGGTACGCGAAGCCGGATTCTGACCAGGTGTATAGTTCCGTATGGGCCACGGTCACGCAGATCGATAGCAATAGCGTCTGGATCTCTTCGCTTAACGTGCGTAACGCGCGTCTATATTCATCCCAGGACGTACTGGGATTTGCCGCATTTAGATACACGACCGGTAACATGGGCTCCACAAGCGCTCTAAACGGACGCATCACGTATAATGTCGTAAAAAGCGTCATCGATAGCGCTCAAGCAAAGATTGCCAAGACCAGGCCTAAGCCCATGTTTCTCACCGAAGGGGGCAATTGGGCACAACAACAAAAGGCCAAAAAACTCACACAATATGTCGAAGGTGTCTTTTACAAAACCGGTGCATACGATCTCGGCAAGCGGGCATTCGTTGACGCGGCGGTGTTTGGGACCGGCGCACTGAAAGTCATCAATACCGGCACACAGATTAAGCTCGAGCGTGTTTTCATCGACGACATCAAGGTCGATTATACCGACGGGCTCTACCAGCGGCCGACGCAGATGCACCACATCATGTATGTGACCAAGCAGGTTTTGCGCGAGCAGTACCCCGACGAAGAGGAATGGATCAATGCAGCCCGGTGTGACTTTGACGAAACCGGTGATGACTCTGTCGTTGACGTCTTAAAGGTCGTCGAATCATGGTATCTGGCAGATGAGGATACGGAACAAAAAGGCAAACGCGCAGTCTGCATCAATAACCGGACGCTGCTTTATGAAGACTATGAAAAACCCTATTTTCCGTTTGTATTCCTGCGTTGGACCAACCGCCTGACAGGCTTTTGGGGCCAAGGCGCAGCGGAACTCCTCACCGACATCCAGGTCTCAATTAACCGCACCTTGAGAAACATCCAATCGGCTCTTGACCTAATAGGCGTGCCAAGAGTTCTGGTTGAAGCAGGGTCAGGCGTGGCAACCAACCAGCTCAATAGCTTGGTCGGTGCCATCCTCAAGTACTCCGGGACAAAGCCCGATTTCGTCACAGCCACCGCCATGAACGCAGAGGCCTACAACCATTTGCGCTGGCTGATCGATTCGGCCTATGAACTCATCGGCGTCTCTCAGCTGTCTGCCACCAGCCAAAAGCCTGCAGGTCTGGACTCTGGTGTGGCTCTTAGCACGTATAACGACATCGAGACCGAGCGGTTTTCTATCGTCGCTCAAGCCTACGAGCAGATGTATATCGAGCTGGCCAATATCATTGTCGACATGTCTGAAGACCTTTATTCAAACAACAAAGCCCTGAAGGTCAACACGTATGACAATAAATTCTTAAGATCGATTAAATGGTCTGAAGTCCGTCTGCCGAAAGACGCCTATACGACTAAGGCCTACCCGATCAGCTTTCTGCCCCAGACACCTGCGGGCCGTCTGCAACGTGTCCAAGAGCTGGTGCAGGCAGGATTCATTCCGCAAGACCAAGCGCTTGAGCTTTTGGATTTCCCCGATCTGCAGTCATATACAAACTTGGCAACCAGCTCGCAAAATCTGATCAAGCAGGCATTGTACCGGATGGTCGATGAAGGCCTCTATCAGCCGCCGGAGCCCGAGCAAAACCTGCAGCAGTCGGTCTATCTTGCGCAGCAGACCTATCTCGACGGCCTGGCAAACAAAGTTCCGGAGCACAACTTGACGCTGGTGCTGCGATACATGGACGAGTGCAAGCGGCTTGCAGAGCCTAAGGCCGAATCGGTTGCGGCAAGTGCTGCAGACACCATGGCAGCTCCTCCCCCTGGAGCGCCTATGCCCCAAGCACCAGCACTTGCAGCGCCAGAGGCTTTGCCGCAGAGTGAATTAATGCCGTTGCCGGGGGTGATGTGATGCTGCATGTATTAGCACGGATCTTAGTCAAGATGACGCACACTGAATTAGCGAAAATCCTCATCCTTTATGCGCTCGATAAAATTGCAGCGCAGTCGAAATCCAAGATCGACGACGAAGTTTTGATGCTCATTAAGTCCTACCTGAAACATAATTAATTACCTCAAATGATTGCCTACCAATAGATCCCGGTATCTGACTACCGGGATCCCCCCTCTTTATAGACAACTTCTATAGAGAGATCACATGGAAAATTCCGATACCGGTGAAGTCAGCATTGAGTCACTTGCAGCACAGATGAGCCAAGAATCCGGGGATGACCAGGGAGGTCTACCCCCGGAACCTGCTGCGCCTGAACCGAAACCGGATGACGATACCGCTCAGCGGTTTGCCCGCATTGCCCGCAGAGAACGAGAGATCCGCAAACAACGTGAGGCCTTAAAAGCCGAGCAGGCGGAAGTTGAGTCTGTGCGCCAGTTACGGACGACCGCAAAGCAAGACCCGAAAAAACTTTTGGAGACCTACGGTCTGACCATCGATGACGTGCTGGCCTCTGCAGCCGGTATCGATGCCCCACCCCCAGAGCCCGAAGACCCAATTGCAAGCCTCAAGCGCGAAATTGAAGAGATTAAAGCTGCCAAAAAGCAAGAGCTCGAAGACCGGGCCGCTCAAGAACTGCAGGCCAAGACAAGCCAGCTGCAGACGTTTCAGAACTCAATCAAAGAGATGATTGCGTCCGACGGTGACCGCTACGAGATGATTCAGCTGCACGACCAGGCTGATCTCGTTTGGGACGTGATCGAAGAACAATATGCCCGCGACAAAACGGTTCTGACTGCTCAAGAGGCAGCAGACAAAGTCGAGGCCTATCTTTTAGAACAAAGCCAAAAACTTTTACGTGCCAAAAAACTGCAGGCAAAACCTCGAGCCAAAACTGGTGAGCCAACGCTTTTGGACCTGTATGAAGACAACCTCAGGACGCCGAGGCCTGCAGCACAGACATCGCAAAACAAAACCCTCAGCCAGTCCATGAACCGTATGCCAAGCGTGTCCCGCCAGCAGACTGCACATCAGTCGGTTGACGATGACGAGGCCGCTTTTCAGGCAGCTCTAAAACAACTGAAATTTGATGCATAAAGAGGAAAAAGTATGTCCTTAAATATTACCAGTTTTGCGGCAGCCCTCAAAACGTACTACTCCAAGTCCAAGATCGAAGCACTGATCTATAAACGTAACCCGTTTTTCCAAATGGTCGACAAGATCGAAGACCTCGGCGGCGATAATTGGAAATTGCCGCTCATTTATGCAGATTCGCAAGGTGTCTCAAACACGTTTGCCACCGCACAGACGATCGGTGACACGTCAAGCCCTGGCATCGCAGCGTGGCTCATCAGCCGGGTCTCAAGCTACGGCGTTGCAACGGTTACCGACGAGGCGATCCAAGCGTCCAAGGGCGACATGGTGTCGTTTTTGCGCGCACGCACCGTCGCCATGGATTCGATTGTCCGTCAATTGGGTCGCTCAATTGCGGTTGCGATGTACGGCGATACCAGCGGTTACGTAGGTCAGGTTCTAGCAGAGCCTGCAACGAATGCCTCGACGTTTGATATCACTGTCAAATACCTGCCGCAGATTACAAACTTCGAAGTCGGGCAAAATCTCGTCATCTGGTCGGCAAAATCGGGTGGGTCGCAGCGCACATCTGACGGCTCTGACGCCGTGTGGCCTATCGCTGCCATTAACCGTGACACCGGCGTGATGACATTGACCGGAACGTATGACGGCTCGGGCGACATCGCAGCCAACGATTATTTCTTTTATGAAGGTAGCCGTGGCAACGCGATGGCAGGCCTCGAGGCATGGATCCCTGAGACCGTTTCTGCATCCGATTCGTTCTACAACGTCAACCGCTCGGTTGACCGTGTACGCCTTGCCGGTAGCTATGTCCAGGGTGGAGGCTTGCCGATTCAGCAGGCTCTGACGAAAGCTGCAAACCAGGTCGCTCTAAACGGTGGCGCTGCAACGCATTGCTTTATGAACTTCACCGATTACCAAAACCTCGTCACAAGCCTTGGCTCGCAAGTGGTCCGCGTTAAGCACACCACCGACATCAAAGAAAAAGGGACCACAATTGCGTTTGACGGTATCCAGATCTTTGGACCGAACTCCACAATCGACGTCTATCCGGATCAAAACTGTAACCGTCAAGGCATTGCATACATTTTGGACATGAGCACCTGGCAATTGGGATCGATCGGCAAAGCCGTATCGATTGTCGATGCTGATGGTCTGTCTATGCTGCGTCAGGCCTCTGCCAACGGTTACGAGATGCGTTTTAGGTTCTACGGCAACTTAGGTTGCACCGCACCTGGCTTTAACGCAGCGGTTGAATTTTAGCCCTTCGCTCCTTTGAGGTGGGCCTACGGGCCTGCCTCGTTTCTCTCCACACATATGAGGTCGATCATGGCAGTGACCCTGTCTTACAATACATCCAATCAATATGAGTCTGATGTCATGCGCGTCTATTTGCGCGTGACGATCGGTGCCTCCGGTGCTGTCGATGCAGCATACGGTGGCGGTGTTACGAGTGTGGTCAAAGAGTCGACCGCAGGTCAGTACTCGATCACGCTTGGCGACCGGTTTTCTAGAATCCTTGCAGTCCAAGTCACATCCGTCGATGACGCTGCTCCTGCCTGGGCATGTGCCACCGTGCTCGAAGACCCGGCACTGATTCAGTCAGAGTTTGCAGCGGATTCGACTTTTGTTTTGCAGCTCTATAACGGCTCTTTTTCTGCCACCAACGCAACGAGCGGCTCGCAATTGTGGATCGAGATCACAGTAGCGTCCGGCAATAGTCCGTATGACACGTATGATTTTGCGCCGTGATGTTTGAATAACGAGAGGGGGTCTCTTGCCCCCTTTTTTTTGAGGATTTTTTTATGCTTGGCAAAAAAGGTGTGGCTGCTCTGATCATCGGCAAACCTGTTAAGGGCAACGAATCTGAAGAGATCATGGAGCCCGAAGAGCATAGCAAGATGGCGCATGAGGGCGCAGAGCTTGCGGCCAAAAAACTGATTGAGGCCGTGGACAAAGGCGACGCAGCGATGGTCGTCAAAGCATTCAAAATGCTGACGGACATGTGCACCGAAATGCATGAGACCGACGAAGACGACGACAGCGAGGAGTATTAATTATGCAGGGGCAAACGCTGGCACAGATCCGCACGCAGGCAAAATATCGCGCCGACATGCAAAACTCGGCGTTTGTCACTGACCCCGAATGGCTGAACTATATTAACGGGTGTTATGCGGAATTGTATGAGTTCTTAGTCGCCACGTATGAGGACTACTATACGATCCCGACAACTCTCACGATTGCCAAAAACTTTTCTTACGCATCTCTTCCCGCTGATTTCTTTAAAGAGGTCGGTGTCGATCTCGATCTCGGCGGCGGACAATATGTCACTTTGACGAAATTCCAATTCAATCTGCGTAACATCAAAAACAATTCGTGGATGTACATCAATGGCAGACCCATTGTGCAGTATAGGATCGTGGGTGACCGCATGGAGATCACGCCCACCGACTCAGCCCCAGGCAATTACCGGATGTGGTATATCCCCGTTTTTGTCCCATTGGTCGATGACACGGACACCACGCAGTCACTGCAAAGGTGGGACGATTACATTGCAGTCGGTGCTGCAATTAAAGCCCTGACAAAAGAGGAGTCGAGCACAACGCATCTCGACAACGAACTGGCTGCATTAAAAGTGCGGATACAAAGCATGGCGCAAAACCGTGACGCAGGGATGCCTGACGTGGTCCAAGACATCGACATGCTCAACGCAAGGCAATCCGGCTGGTGGGGAGGCGGGATGTGAAGCTACGCAAGGTTTATAGCAAAGACAACGATCTTAACCGCGTCCAAGACAACGTGTCAGGCGTCTTGGATTTTATTCAGCAGAGCCCTTTGACGGGTGCGGTCACGGTTGTGGCTGCACCTCTGACTATCGGTGCAAACTCTGTGGGGCACAGGCTTGGTCGTAGGCCTATCGGCTGGTTTACGATCGGCACGGATGCTCCATGCACGCTCTATGACACCGCACCTGCAGATCAGACATTTCTTTACATCACATCAGACATCGCCGCAAACGTCACTCTCATAGTCATTTGAGGTAAATATATGACAACGGGCAATATGGACCTCACGATCCCGGTCGTAGGGACTACGGTTGGTCCGACGTGGGCCACGCAAATTAACACGGCTCTCGAGACGATATCCGATCACACGCACACATCCGGAGACGGCAGTCTGATCACGCCGGCTGCGATCAATATCAATGCCGATCTGCCTTTAAACGGGTGGGCCGCAACCGATGCCGAATATTTCGGCTGCACGGACCAGGCTGCAGTTTTGGCAGACTCCAATATCGCATATGCCCTGTATTCGGTCGGCGGCAACATGTATTGGCGGACCTCGGGCGGCACGGACGTGCAGATCACAGACGGGTCGGGCCTGAATTTCAGCTCACTCGGTGTCATCGGTGGCGACTACGGTCAGCCAGGGGTCAATGCATCGGTCATCTATACCGACTCGACTAAGCTTTACAGTTTTTACCAAAGCTCTGGCATCACAGCCGCCGTGCTCATGGGATCGCTCAAGCTTTCCAACCAAGTCTCAGGGTCAAACGTCGTGACGATCTCGACGACAGATCCGACTGCAAGCATGACACTCACTCTGCCTGCAGCATTGCCGGGTGGGCAGACTTTTATGCAGATGGCTGCAAGTGGCGCGATCACATACTCGTCGACTTTTAGTGCTGCGGTGACGTTTAGTTCGACGCTGACGGTGGCTGGCGCAACGACGTTTGGGACCGACGGTGTCGCAGATGTACACAGGTATTTCGGTGCGAGTGTAAAATTCAAAGCCGACACCACGACCGGGGCATTTGTTTTGTTGGGTGACCGGGTCGAAGGGTCTCTTGTGGTTTCTGCAACGGATTCCGGGGCTGCAGCACAGATCAGGTTGTACGGCCTGAGTCACGCAACTTTGGCCAGTAACCTCGAGTTTAGATCGGCGTCTGCGCGCACAGGCATCGTGACATCTGCAGGTCTTTGGACCTTTGGAGCATCGGGGTATACAGGCGTACACGCTATCAATGGTGGGTTAACGATCTCGACCACGCTAGCGGTAGCAGGTGCATCGACTCTTGCCTCAGCCTCAATCACCGGTGCTGCAACGGTAGGCACTACGCTTGGCGTCACGGGGGCAACGACGCTGTCTTCGACATTGTCTGCAGGGGCCTCAACTTTAGCATCTGCAACGATTACCGGTGCTGCAACGGTAGGCACGACGCTGGGTGTGACTGGGGCATCGACCTTGGCATCGGTCGGTGTGACCGGAGCCGCAACGGTAGGCACGACCTTGGGTGTCACGGGCAATATCACAGCCGCCGCAAACATCGTGATGTCAAACGGTGCGGGGTCGTATACCGCACCTAGAATTCTCGTCACAAATAACAATGGTGACGTGACTGGTATCGGTGTTTATCGCAACGGGACAAGTCCCAGCGGCATGGGAATTGTTGCCACCGCAAGCAACGCGTTTTTGTATTTCACGGCAAATGGTGGAACGACCCCCTACATTCTGATGAACGTAGTCGCCGCAACGGGTGTCATAAACATTGGCTCGGCATCGTTTGCGACCGTAGCGCACAATTTAGAGGGCAGCCTCAACTTCAACGCTACTGCCGCTCTGCCTGCAGACGGCATTGGCCGCAGCGCCGGCAACCAACTCAGTATCACGACGGCATCGACGGAGCGCATCAGAGTCACGAATGCTGCAGTTACTGTGCGCAATGCTTTGATCGCAGAAAGCACTCTCGCAGTTACGGGTGTGGCGACGTTTAGTGCAAACCCAGCCGGCACGATTGTGAGCGGATCGTATAGTCCCACATTGGGGGCGGTAAGCGGCACGGCGGGTACAAACCTCGATGCGCAATACCAGCGCATCGGCAATATTGTGACGGTTTTTGGTCGGACGAACTGGACAGCTAATGCCTCAGGCCAAATAGCATTCAACATCAGTCTGCCAGTCGCGCCGAATAACAACTTTGACGGCTCGGCTACGCAAGGGTATGGGTTGGTCACGGTGTTTGGCAGCGGGGCCACAGGCCAGATCGGCGGCAGGGTATCGCCAGTTTCGGGCGCCTCAACCATGCGCGCCGAATACAAAGATGCCGCCTCTTCGGCTATCGGGACCGCGGTCCAATATACATTCTCATACACAATCGACACCTAAGGGGACGCCGATGGCACTGCAAAAGCGTCTCATACCCGTCTCTTTAGGTATGAGCCTCGATACTAAGACCGACAAGCTGCAGATGGAGGCTCAACTCCTTGTCGCGCAAAACGTCGCGATGGAAAAACGCGGCAAGCTGCAAAAAAGCTACGGCTTTGCCAATGTCTCAAGCCTCGACACAGACGACGAAGCGATCACGGATATGCTGCAGCTTAACACCTTTGACTCGGAGCTCGTGCTCATCACGGACTCGCGTCTATATTCCTACGGGTCGGCTGCAAACCGTTGGAGCGACAAACAAGCGTGTCCTATTGTTGGGACGCAGAGCCTGCCGGTCGTGGCAAACAGCTATGAGCAGTCGGCGTGCGACATGGCGATCGCAGGCGGCAAGGCGGTCTATTGTTGGGAGGACAGTCGTGGCGGGGTATGGGCTCAGGCCAATGATTTGGCGTCTGGCGCTGTCATTATCCCTGAGACACAGCTCGACAGCGATGGGTCCAGACCTAGGGCTATGGCATGTGGCGGCAAGCTCTTCGTTTATTTTTATCAGTCGGTCGATGAAGAGCTGCAGGTCGCGCGAGTCGATAGCGGTGCTTTTAGTACCGTGGCAGTTGCTTTGACGAATATCAATACCACCGATGTGATCTATGACGTTTTAGAGTTCGGATCGAAGATGATCATTGCCTACTGCAATACCGCAGGCGAGATCGAAGTCACCTATTTTCTTCAAAGCCTTGTGCCGGGGGCAACTGCAAACGGCAGTCCGGATCCGATCACGATTGCCGAAGACCCAGACGTCGCAATTAATCTTGCGATTGGGATTTTGCCAAGCCCCGTGAGTGAAGAGGTTTTTCACATCACTTTCGTCAACTCAGTCGACGGTATCAGCACGACAGCCTACGACGCGTCTTTTGATTTATACAAAGCCATTGTGCTGGTCGATGCAGAGACTGCCGTGCGCAACGTAGGTGCGGTTGCATATGGGACTTCGCTCGATATCTATTGGGAGGTCGATGACGGAGCGTCCGGGTACAACAACCTCGTCGAGCTCAACGTCTTAAACGTCACGGCAAACACGGTGTCGACAACGAGTGTCGTGCAGCGCGCAGCAGGTATGCTGACTAAACCGTTTATGACGGCAGACAACCAGACGACATTTATTGCGAGTTACCTTTCGTCGACCGGATTGCAGGACACCTATTTTGCGGTCAACCGGTCCTCTGAGATCGAGACCAAAATTCTGAGTCAATTAGGCGCAGGGCACACGACAAATACATCTGGCCTTGGCGGCGTGTGGACGTATGACGCCCGGTTTAATTTTGCGACCCGCAGACGAACTAGGACGATCATCGTCAATAGCACAGGCTATACGCTCACTGGCCTTAACCGCACGATCCTCGACTACGGCACCGTCGATCTCGGCTCGGCTCAGCAGCTTGGTGGCAATCTGCACATCGGTGGCGGATTCATCAAACAATATGACGGCGTGTCGGTCGTCGAGCACAACTTTCACCTCTATCCCGAGACCCCTTCGGCCGTAACGGCTGCATCGGGCACCGGTCTGGCAAATGGCACCTACAACTATATTGTGATCTGGGAGTGGATCGACAACCAGGGTCAGATCAGCCGGTCTACGACCTCAATTCCTTTAGCACACACGGTTTCCGGCGGACCTAAAGACGTCACACTCACGATCCCTACTCTGAGATACACGGCAAAGCAGGGCATCCGCACGGATGTGATCGTGTCTATTTTTAGAACCGAGGCAGGTCCTGGTCTCACGTATTACAAAGTCACAGATGATACAGCCCCGACCTATAACGACGTCGATGTCGACTCGATTACGTTTACCGACGATATCGGTGACGCTGCTCTCGTTGCACAGCAGCCGCTTTATACGACAGGCGGGATCTTAGACGATGCCCCTGCGCCCGCATCAAACGTGGTCAAGCAGGCTAAAAACCGGCTGTGGACGACGACTGAAAGCCCGAGTGTCATCGCGTTTTCGAAGGCGTGGAACCAGTCTGATGCGGTGGCTTTTGCGGCTGAGTTTACCCTTGCGATCCCGCGCAAAGGCGGTGCGGTGACGGCATTTGCCGAGATGGATGAGAAACTGATCGTCTTCAAAAAAGATGTGATGTATGTCGTCACCGGAGACGGGCCGAACGATGCAGGGCAGGCCGGAGAGTTTACGGTTGAGGCGATTGCAACGGACGTCGGCACGATCGAGCCGGATTCAGTCGTGGAGTATAAAGACGGCGTCGTTTTCAAAAGTGCAAAGGGGATTTACAGGTTAAACCGAGCGCTCGAGAGCGAATACATCGGAGCGCAGGTCGAAGACTATAACCCGCTCATGATCACGTCTGCCGTAGTCGTGGCCGAGCAGAACGTTTTGCGGTTTACGACGAGTATCGGCACGACCCTAAGCTACAACTATTTCTTCGGCCAGTGGTTTACGCAGACGCGGCTTGAGGCACTGTCTGCCACGGTGTGGCTGGGGCAATACACGCTGCTGACAACAAATGACGTGGTTAAGATCGAAACGGTTGGCAGTTACGCAAATTCAGGGGCTGTGATCAGATCCAAGATCCAGACCGGTTGGATTGCAATGGCTGGCATCCAAGGGCTCCAGAGGCTCTATAGCATTATGCTCCTAGGTGAATACCAGGGCCTGTGCAGATTAACCGTCTCGATCAAGTACAACTATATCGACACCATTGCAGAGACATTTAACGCAGACCTCAGTGAGTTTGCCACGACCTACGGCACAGACACGTATGGGGACGAGGATCCATATGGCGGCATGAGCATCCCACAATTTCAGTTTCGGTTTCAGCCGGGTCTGCAAAAATGTGAGGCATTTAGCATTGTGATCGAAGACGGATTTCCGACGTCAGATCCGTCTGCAGGCTTTACACTCTCGAGTATGAACCTCGAAGTCGGCGGCAAAGTAGGACAATTTAAACTTCCAAACGTGCGGTCTATACCGTCTTGAAAGGGTTATGACATGGGTCTTTTGCAAGACTGGGGCAAGAAAATAAGTGATCTGAATCCGGTGCGCACAGCGCAACAAAAACAGCCCGATCAAAGTGCAGTGGCTGCAAGCCAGGCGGCACTGCAGGCCAACAAAAGTCTGGCCGAGGCTGAATTGGCCAAAGCCGGACCTCAGGCAGGTGCGGTTAAAGCGCAAGCCGGTCAGGCAGCATTGTCTGCAGCTCCGCAAAAACTAGCCCCTGCAACCGTTACAGGCCAGCGCACGGTTACGCCGACAGGCCTGTACGGCTCGGCTGCAGAACAAAAATACCTCAATACAGTCCAAGGTAACCAAATTCAACGCGGTGATGTCCGTCAGCTCTCGAGTGGAGGCCTGCCTGCGACTCAAGCGCAAATCGATGTCAGCCAAAGCAATGCAGCCAGAGAACAACAACAACGCCTTTTGGAAATGCTCCTAGCACCTCAAGCCGGACCCACGGCAGAGCAGCAGACAATGCAGCGCAACGCAGACAGAGCCATCGCTCAACAGATGGGTCTTGCAGCTGCAGCCACGGGCAATCCAGCTCTTGCGCAGCGCAACGCTAGCCTTGCAGCAGCAGAAATTGCAGGTGAGGCCACAGCGCAATCGGCAGCCCTAGGTGAGCAGCAGCGCAATAAAAACCTCGAGATCGCAGCCAACTTAACTCAGGGCATGCGGGGCACGGATCTTAGTGCGCAAGAGCTCGCACTGAAAACGCAGCAGGCAAACATTGCCACGCAAGAGGCTGAGAAATCCAGAGCTCTTGAGGCACAGATCAGAAACGCGGGATACGACTACGAGATCGTCAAACGCAATGCCGACGCGGGGGATGCTGCGTCTCTTGAGATGCTTGGCAACGCGAGAAAAGATGTGGATGCACAGTTTGCAGCCGACCAGCTCAATGCCGCCAACCTTTTAGATGTCTCGAAATTTAACGCGGCGACAGTCAACCAAGCGCAACAATATGACGTCGACGCTGCGATGAAGAGCGGGCAATTTAATGCGACGCAGATTCAGGACATGGTCAAATTTAATGAGCAGGCCAGACTGCAGACCGAGCTCGCAAACGTCGACAACCAGCTCAAAGCCCGCGGTATGGATGACACAAAACGGTTGGAAGTCATACAATTGATGTCCGGCATGGACCAGGCCGCGATGCAAAACGAGATGGCAAGGCTTGGGATTAGGTCGAGTGTCGATGCTGCAAACGTGGCCGCAAAAAGTGCCATGACAGGTGCCATCTTGCAGGGTGTCACGGGCATTGGGGCCGCAGCAGTTAAAGGTGGCGCCACCGGAGGACCCGTTGGAACGGCGACCGCTGTGGCAGGCGAATCCAAACAATTGGCAAAATAAAAAGGAATCGAAATGGATTTCTCCGCCGTGAATAGTGTTTTAGCAAAACGCAAAACCGAAGACGAGATCAATAGGGCAGAAAATCTGCGCAAAAGTGAAGTCGCTGCTCAGATGCTCAAAGGAGACACCGTCCCAGCCCGGATCTCTGTGACCGGAGTTGTGGAACCTCCGCCTAGTCTGCAGCCTGCCTTGCCAGAGCCCTTGACACCTGTGCCTTTGATGCCTACTCCGCAACCGGTGATGCCTAGGCAATTGTCTGAGACCTCGACCACGACCTCGGGGATCCTGGCGACACCGGGATTACGGAATGCCATCGCAGGAGTGGCCAATGCAGGAGTGGCGCAAAAGGCTGCTGCACAGCAGATGGGTCAGAGTCAGTCTATGGCTGCAGACACTGAATCTAAAACTCTGGCCGAAATCGGCGCAAAAGAGATCGAGCTTGCAGGACAAGAAAAAATTGAACGCGAGGCCATGCAGGCCAAAAAAGAGCAGAGGCTTAACGCGTATCAGCAGGATTTATCGAAATTCCAAAATCAAAAATACGAGGGATTTTGGCAAGGCAGGGGCACGGGAGAAAAGATCGCAGCAGCCCTTGCCATCGCCTTCGGGGCCGTAGGGTCTGCGCTGCAAGGCAGAGCGGGCAACACGGCACTCGAGATCATAAACGACACGATCGATGACGACTATAAAAGATATGAAAACAAAGTCGCTCAACAACTTAGAGGCCTGGAGCAGTCACGCATCGCAGAGGCCGACAAGACCGAGCTCGAGGAGAAATCACTGATCGGTGCAGCAGCATATCGCACGGCTCAATTGCAGCAGGTTAAAAATAAACTGCTCGTGCAAAGTGCAGGAGCCAAAAGCCAGGCCGCTCGCGACAATGCGGCAATGATGGCAGCACAGATCGATGCACAGATTGCAGCGTCGAATGTCGAGATGCAGTCACTTTTGGCACCTAGGTCTCAGACGACCACGCAGACTAAAGACGTTATCGCAGATCCCAATAAAAGATATGACACGCAAGATGCGATCCGGAAATCAGTCGATGCCGATGCGCAGATACAACGTGCACGCCAAGCGAAAGCGGCTGGCAACGCGTTGCTTAAAATCACAGGCGATGACACCACGGCCGATGCATCAAGGCTGCAGGCATTTGTTAAAACCGCAGACCCGACGTCCGTGGTCAGCATGAATGAAATGAAAGGCGCTTTGGCAAACGTCGGTATTAAAGGAATGGTTGACGAAAAACTCAACTGGATCAAAGGCAGCGTGATGACGCCAGAGCAGCGCAAAGCTCTGGAGCGCATCACCTTGGACCGCATGGACGCGGCCTTTGAAGAGGCCAAACCGGTCTATCAATACTACGACAAGCTCTCGAGAGACCGAGGTTTTACCCCGCAAGACACAATCACAGACTACGGGTTTTATGAGCGGGCTGCAAAACCCACGGCTGCACCGACTGCGATGACCATGGAACAAAAAGCTGCTCGGATGAGAGATCTGGAAAAAAGGAGCGCACCATGAGTTTGACAGCCGAAGAGCAGGCAGAACTCGATGCTTTGCGTCGCGAGCTAAACCCTGAACTCTATGACGTAGGTGCGGTTGAGGCTGGCGCCAGGGGTTTAGTGCAAGGGGCTACGCTTAATTTTGCCGACGAGATCGCAGCCGGTGCTAGGGCAGGGATGCAGGCTTTGACGAGCCCGGACCGTCTGCTGGGGAAAAGAGCCGGTGACATTTTTAGCAAAGGGTACGAGCTCGAGGTTGCCAAAAGCCGTGAGCGCGACCGTCTTGCGCGTGAGCAGAATCCGTATGCGTACGGCACTGGCGAAGTGGCAGGCAATATTGCATCTGCAGTAGCCGTGCCCGGTGTGCAGATGGCAAAAGGCACAGGACTTTTAAGCCGTCTCGGCAAAACTGCAGCCGCATCTGCAGCTGAGGCCGGCCTGCAGTCCTATGGTGCAGACACTCAGTTTGATGCGGGCAATATTGCCATGAATGCCGGTATCGGCGGAGCCCTTGGGGGAGTAGCGGGGGCAGCATTTGGAGGACCACGTGCTGCAGCGCAGACTGCAATCGAGGGGTCGAAAAAAGTCGCAGGTGCGGTGAGTGACTACGCGCAGGGTAAAGCGCAAAAGGTGGCAGAATTCGGTGAGGGATTATTTGATGAGGCTGCTGATGTCGGCGATCTCATTTACGGAGCCGGACGTGAAAGCGCTGAGGCAGCCAGAAAATTAGGAGTCCAGACGGCAGAAAATATTGCCGATGCCTCTAAGGCAAATTTAGAAAAACTGAAAAACTACTCGAGTGCGATGAGCGATCAGTTTAAAAAAGCGGCCACGGATGCAGCGGGCGTTGCGCAAGAAAAAGCGGACGAGGCCTATATGGCTCTCACGTCCGGTGAACTCGACGACGCACTCAGGCCTATCGCAGAAAACTACGGACCCGGTGTTGCAAGGTGGATTGCGGGTGAGTCACGGAAAAGTCATGTGAATATGCTCTTAGACGTCATCCCAAAAAAGATGCACAACGAGATGACGCTTGAGGCCACGTTTGATGACGTCAGCCATCCTTTTTATCGCAAGACCGATGAGGTCTTAAGAGACTGGGCCAGGCGCAACAATATGGACCTCAACAACCCTAGCCCTGCCGACTTGGAACGGCTGCAGCGGTGGAGTTTAGGCGACGCGAGAGACACGGCGATCCGCGAGTTTGAATCCGGCATTGCAAAAGACGTGCGCAAGGTCCGAAGGGAGGACGTCAAAGGGGCGGAGCATTCGGATTTTTCTCCGCTGACGCGCGAAAGCGAGCACGCCGAAGCTGTTCAGCAGTTGCTCAAAAAATATGACAAAAAAGAGCATGAGGTCGGGAAACTGATCGATATGCTGAGAGTCGACTTACCGAAAGCGCCGGACGGCAAAGTTTTGGAAAGCCCTACGGCGTCTCGCGCAGACGAGATGATTTATAAAAACATCAAAAAACTCGATCCGTATTTTGAGATGGAGCAGCCTGACGCGGTCAAACTTTACTACCGCAATGCTTTAGACAAGACGATGGATATCGAGCGCAGGATGGCTGCGAAAGACGGCCTGCCTATCCCGCAGGGGCCTAAGCTCACCGACGCCTTTATGGCTGACAACCCAGAAATGGTAAACACGTTGCGGATTATGGCTTTGGAGGACATCAAATCCCTCTTAAAAGCCAAAAACGAATTCGTCCGATCGACCGAGGGAAAACATTTTGTATCCGCGTCGATGATCAAGCCGGGCAAGCAGATCAGCGATAAAAGCGTTTTCACGAACTCCATTCTCGCCACGATGCTTTCCGGCAGTCTCAGCGCAGGGGCCATGACAGCGGGAGCGCAATACGCGTATAACCAGATCCAAAAAAGACCCGACACGTTTATTCGGTTTCTCAACGACTATAAATCCGGTCGCATTAGTCTATCGCAGGCTGCAGCCAAGGCAGCGGACACGTTATTCCAGGGATCAAAAGAGGCCAGGGAAAAACTGGCCGACTACGGGATTACGAAGGCCGGTCTGCAAGACCAGTTTAGCAAAGGCTTTGAGGCTGCATCGGGCAAGGCTGCAGCTGCAGGCGAGGCTGTTAAAGAGGGGGCTGAGAGTTTTGCCGAGGCCGGTAAACGAGTTGTGGCAGGCGCAAAAGAGACCGCGCAAAAAATTGGCAAAAACGCAAAAGAGGCTGCCAGTGAGACAGCCGACATTGTGGCAAAGGCAGGTGTCGGAGCAGCTGCAGCTGCAGGAGATATTGCCAGCGACATCGGTGCGGGTGTCAAGGCTGTGTCGGCCAAGATCCAGAGGGCCATCGATGTCGCAGACAAAGTTGCAGCGTTTGGAGAGCGGTATGGACCTAAGGCTGCATCGGCATTGCATCGGTCGATGATGCAAAAAGACCCGGCATACAGAGAGTATGTCGAGCGGCAGCAGAATGAGGATATCGAAAAAATGCTGGCGAAATATAGAGAGTGAGATTAGATTGACGGCTGACTTAGTTAGTCAGCCCGCGGAACCGCATAGCCTCACAGCTCTGCGGTTTTGTCATTTTCATAGCGTTTTCCCCTACGCAAACTGCTCATTGACCCACCCCTCAGCCTGCCGCTCTGCAGCCAGAGCCTCACACTCTGCATCTCTGATTTTTTGTATCCAACCTATGATCACCTCTGCTTGTGCGACCATCTTGTGCCCTCTGTCTCTCAAGCTAAACGCGTGTCTCATCGCTGCCTCGAGCCTGTCCATTGAGGCTCGACGATTTTTTTCTTGTTGTTTGCTAAACACTGTTTCATACATCTTTGCTACGAATTCTTCATCCATCGGCATCCCTTCTAAGATCGCGCCTACGTGGCACACCCGCTGGCCTATATATGTCCCACGATCCACGATCGATGGCCTTCAAGAGGCTGCCGTGCAATTGCTTCATAGCGTTTAGGTCGGCCAATGTGAGAATGTCACGCACCTGCTGCACCACGCCCACAGGCATCGGACCCAGCTGCCTTTCCGCTCTTCTCAAGACGAGGTAAATCATGGCTCCTAGTTGTCCCGCAGTGATTTCAGGCCACGCCTCATTGATCGCTGACCTGCAGATCATTTGACCTAAGCTAGCTAAAATCGATATGTCATCGGATGTGAGCGCATCTTTTATGAATTCACCAAGCTCATCCGACATCGGTCCGATATCTTGCACTGCCCGCGACAGGTCTATTGCGACCTCATTTCTTATCTCATCTATCGTCACTCTTCCGTCCTCCAATCCCATGTGCCATGCTCTATGGTTTTCATAAGGCTGCGGTACAACTGCTCCAGAGTTTTTAGGTCGGACAATACGAAGACGTCACGCACCTGCTGCTCAACGCCAACGGGTACCTGGCCTAGCTGTCTCTCCGCTCTTTTCAAGACGACGCGAATCATAGATATTAGCTGGTCCGTCGTAACTTTTGGCCATGCCCGATTCGTCGCTACCCTGCAGATCATTAGGTCCAGTCCGTCTAAAATCCCTTTATCATTCGATTTGAGCGCGTCTTTGACAAATTCACCGACCACGTCCGGCATAGGTCCGATCTCTTGGACTGCTCGTGACAGATTTACGGCGACCTCATTTCGTATCTCGTCTATTGTCATGAGTCACTACTCCATGAGCCGCGGGCTATTGCCGAATCGACCTCTTCGATAAATTCGAAAATTATGATAGGCGTCCTGGTATTCAAGACCTCCTCCAAACGCTGGTATATATAGCCTGGCACAGGGCCGAGCGCATCTTTAGATTCTTGCAGCCTTAAGGTGGCGTGTGCCAAGAGGTTGCCGCATCGATATGCGTCAAGATCATCAAGTTTTGGTTCCATGCATGTCTTTCCAGTCGATTAAATAGTTCTGATAGACAATTGTGAGTTCACGGACCTGGTCTTGACTCAAATCCGCAACGGCCATTTTTTTCCCGTCTGTGACGGCATCGATATGCCGCAGCAGCATTGCGACCCGCTTGTCACCTTCAGTCGCAATAACAACCCTACTATTCGCCTCTTTGATGACTTCGAGGAGCAGCGGCATATAGTCACGCGTGTTCGGCTCGGGCTCGGGATATATGAGATCCAACGCGTCCAAGGTCTCCTTTATTTCGGCGCGCAATGCACTGACGGCCTCTTCATCGGTCGATGAATGCAGCGCATAAAACGGCCTGCGGTATTCGAGGTCTCTGGCCTCGTCTGCAGACAGATGTGTTTTAAGTCTGGGACGTGTGCTTTTGAGGACGCCGTATAAATAGTTGACCGCGTCACGCAGGTAGTAGGGCAGATCGATCATGCCTGCGGCTCCCTGTATCGCAGCCGGCTGCACGCGTCGGATGTGCAGTCAGAGATGTATTCGAGCTGACAAAGCAGGTCTTCGTCTGACTGCTCTGCGATCATGTCGAGCACAGACGTGATGTCACGCTGCATAGCCTCGACGTCTTCATCGGTCGCAATCTGCTCACCTGTTACGAGTTGCGGGACTAAAACGGTCATCGCATAGGTTTCAGCCAGCGAGGCTCTTAAAATGTTTTGCACTGCGACCCTGATTTCAGGGCTTAAAAGCGGTTCAGACATGTTTACCTGCAAAGGTTTGGCGCGGCGACGATGTCTCCAACGCGTGGACTAAATTCGATGCCCTGGTCTCCGTTGTCATATTCGACGACACACATCCGGTCGACGTCACAGTCTGTGATTGTGGCGATCATCCTGGGGACCGTGCAGTAGTAATGCATATAGACGACGACTGCGACAGGGATGGCTGCAAACACTGTGATCAAAAACGCCAGCACGGCGATGTCATGGCGACTTAAAAGCCTCATCGGATCTGCTTGAGGATGGGTTTCATCAGCTCGGCCACGATGTAACTCTTGCGCAGCCGGCGTTTGTTGAGGGGGTCCAGTGTGTGCAAGATCTGCGCATAAAGGTATTCGATGGTTTTGATCTTGGCTGCCCTACTGAGAGACGGCGTTTGACTCAAGATCGAGATGATCGATTCGGCTTCTACGACCGCCAGACGGCCAAGGGCAAACTCTTCAGCACTAATAGCATAGGCCTTGTGGGACATGGTATTCAGCTCCGCGTGGATAAATTGTAGGATGAAATTAACATACCTTTTTAAAAGCGCACATAAAAAAAGACAGGCCGCTCGAAAGCAGCCTGCCTCGTACTATGACCGATCCTTTGAGCGAGATTAGATCTTAATCGATTAAGCGGAGGCGTTCAAGGCGCTCGGCTTTTTTGCGGATTTTGCGGATCTGTGCGCAGGTGTCTTCGAGGGTCGAGAGCGCCTCGGTGACGTCATCTTCGCTCTCGGTTTGAATGATCGTGCGGGTGTCGGTCTCGATGTCAGACAGGATTTCCTTGAGGGCTACTATGTCTGCATCCATGCGGGGCCTCGGTAAAAGAGTTTTTCATTTTGATTTCGCTTAGATGTTCTGGCCAAGCTATTTTGATGCTGTTTTTCAAACACGGTCTGCCAGCTGTCTGGAGCCTGTAATTCGGAAGCAAAGACATGCACGCCTTGGTCCGCAAGGCCTGTGCACCACTGCCAAAATACTGCCGAATCAAACTTAAACGTGCCCTTGAAAGCGGTTGTGCCAGCATATGGCGGGTCGCAATAGATTACGTCACCGGCTGCAGGCCTGCAGACGTCGGAGTAGGAGCCGCAAAGGATCTGTGCGCGAAGTGCGGATTTTGCGATTTTTGCGCAAAAGAGTTTGGAGAAATTTCTGCGCTCGGATAATCGCTGGTTATCACACCCTGCAAACCATTTGCGCCTATAACTGCCTTGAAACCCCACGACCGTGCGCTCTGCAGACGGTGCAGCGTTTCGCCATGCGGCATACTCGTCCTTTGTGATCTGCCAGACCGCATGACCAAACTCGTCCGTGCAGACCCAGCCGTCTCGGATCTCCTGCCAGAGCAGAATGAGATCGGGGTGAGCGTCACTGACTGTGATATTGGGGTGGGTGATATATTCTGTGACCGCGCCAGAGCCAACAAATGGCTCCCAGTAGCGATTACAGGTCGGGACGAGCTCTTGGATTGTGGCAGCGATCAGTTTGCCGAGTCGGTGTTTACCACCCATGTATCCCATGCGTGAACCTTTTAGTTTAGTGCGGAGGCTATGCTCCGACGCTAAACAGGTCCGTGCACGGAATCAAGCACCGCGTTGGCGCAAGACAGGCTCAAAGGCGGCATCGATTTTGTTCTGGAAGGCTTTTTTGATTTCGAGCTCTCTGTTTCGCGCGTCAAACATAGATGGATCCATGACTTTGAACGGCAGCTCCAAGAGTGCGGCCTCGTAGGCTTTGCGGACGCGGGTATAAAGTGATGTGCTCTTGGCACCGTTGGCCTCGAGCGTTTGCATGGCTCGCAGGTATAGTGCTGCTTTTTTCTGAAACTCGATCTGATCCGACATCACTGCCTACCTCTCTCGTTTTACGGTCAATCTCTTCGTCTCCGGTATTCCTCGTGACTCTCATGAGTGCCTTGCATTTTCAGAATAAAAACAATGCAGCCAACCCAATATATAATCTTGAAAACCAAAAATATAGATCCGAAAATAAAACCCAAAATGCCAATAATCATAGTAGTGTCCTCAGCTGAGTGAGCCCGCGCTCACTAGTTATTTATCACACTATTATTACGACATCTATAGATATTTGTATGAGGATGGCGGCAGATGGATTGCAGCGGGCGAGTTTCAAGCCGCCAATTCAGGGATAAACACACCGTGACTCATCCCACGGCGGGTGCCGATATCGAGATGCATCCAACCGTTGTTGCCGCGGGTGTATTCGGGGTCTTCAAGCCAGAGTCCGCACTGACCTAGGATCCCGTGGTGATCATACTGCAGATAGTTTGCTTTGAGCCGGTGACCGATCAGACATTGCGGGTCGGATAGATCGACTGCTCTGCAGGTCATATGCCGGGATGCAGTGGCTGCGTTTTTGATGCGGTTAAACTCGCCAGGCCTATACCCGCTGGTGACTATGATATCCATGTCGATGCCGTAGGCGTCTGCCACCATCGAGATGAGTTTTGTCACGCGGGTATGGAGGTTGACGAGGTTATGCCGCATCTCTGCTGTGAGCGGATATTTTTTGTCTCGTCCCATTAAGATATCGGCCATGGTCAGGATCTTTTTGGCCGTGGGTTTTTTAGTCATCGCCGTTGTCCTCATGACCTGTCGGTAAACCAAGGGTGACGCAAGCATGCAGAGACATGTATCCGCAGGTCGGGCAGACGATCGCAACGGTTGGGACGTGTGCGTCCGAGTGACGCAGCTTAACATCGACTTTGCCGATCAATGTGAACTCATGGCCATTGCACATCGGGCAGTGTGCAACGCCGAGGACCCGGCTCAAAACGTTTGCGGTCTTTTGTTTTTCGATGTCATTCATTCGTTGCCTCGCAATTTGTCATATGCGCAATCTGTGGGCTTAAATTTGGCACGCACGGCGCAAAAATAGGCTGATATTCGCGCGGCGGTAACTCTTCAGTCGCAAGGTCTTCTTCGACGTCGTCGAGAATCGCTCCGACCAGCTCCGGATGCTCTCCGAGTAACACTTTGCGGTCGACCTCACTCATCTGCTCAAACTCATGCACGATGCGCGTGTATGCCATGGCAGCTCTGATCATGAAATTTGTCACCTGCTCATGGGTCCTGCCGGTCGCTGCCATCATGTCGGTGAACCAGCCGTCTGCAACGCTTTTAGCAAACTGCTCAATCGAGATCGCTTCAAGGCCAGCGTCAAACGGTCCTGGCTCAAGATGTTCAGAAGGGCAGCTCGATGCCGTCTCTAGGGTCAGGCTCGGCAAAAGGGTCAGGTCTGTCGTCATTTTGGGTTCCTTGCGGCTTAATCGTTTCATACGAGATCGGAGTCAGCATAGCACGAGCGAGCTCTGCAAAATCGAGCGGGATTTCAGGATCGAAAGGGTCCATGAAGTGGCCTCTTAACCTGGAAAAAATGTAAATTTACACTCGGCGCAAAGCCGTCTGGCGCATGCACTGCGCGTTTGATTAGGCCGCGATCTAGGCCTAAAACCCTTGCGGCCTCAGAGATGGAGCGAAAACACTGTCCCGTGGTCATGCAAATAACGGCGCCAGGCATGTCGGCGTGAGGCTCGGTGAGTTTGCGGTCATTGGCATATTTGTAGCCCGCAGGACGGCCGGCCAGAATGTCTTCGGCCTCAGCCCTGCAATAACACTCATGCAGCGTCTCGAATTTTGTCTGGCCGAGTGTGACGGTGGCCGGGAAACTTGGGTGGCGTCTGCGTTTGAGCCTGGCCAGCATAGCGACAGGCGGAGCATCAGCCACGACTGTGACCGTGCCATGCGGTGATGTGATGCGCATCACCGACCAGCTCAAAGCGGCAGATCCTTTTGTTTCAGGCGCTCTTCGATGAGCGTCAGTAGAGAGGCGCTGAAACTGATGTCAGCCTCAGCCGCCAGCGTTTTGACGCGCGCGATCACGTCGGTCGGCAGATAGAGTGATACACGTTTCGTGGCACCTGGGTGCGAGCGGTATTTCATAATTTTACTCCTTAGGAGCTATTTTTGTATGCGCCTTTTTGCCCGCTCGTCCAGCACATACATCTCACAGATGCGGCCAGCCGGTTGCAAAGCGCTCGGGATGTTCTGCTCGGAACGCATCGATGGCAGCGTAAAGGCTGTCCCATGCATCGTCGTGAGCTTTGCAGCTCAATGCATATAGATTGGGGTCGTCGGTGTCTGCGATGGGTGGGATCTGTGAGCGCAAGAGTTCAAAGTATTCATATTCGGTCATTTGAGTTTGAGTTTTGGCTTTAAGCTTTTTTGCCCGCATAGTTTTGCCCTTAGTTAATCTGTGGCTCAAGTGTTTCAGCCGAAATGCCCGCGCAGTCCCGACTGAATTGATCATACCATATTTGTCATAATTTTAAATCTCAGTTTTGAATCTCACTTTTGCGACGTCGTAAATCATGGCACTCAACTCATGCGTTGGGACGGACGTGCCAAAATAGATGAATAGCAACGATTCCCAGGCGAAATCAATGGCACGCTGGCACGATACGGTGTCGGGTTCACATTTTTGCGTCAGCTCTTCAGGAAAAATCTCTTGAGCGCGTGTCCTCATCGTGACCGGATCCCGGTCGGACTCAATCATGTCGATCATCGTCTGCAGCATGCACAGCCCGATCGATGACATGTTTTCCAGATGATTTTTTGTATCCTGCCAGCTCATTTCGATGTGATCAAAAAGCGCCAAAGCCATCTCGTAGAACTCGTCCACGGTATAGATCGGCCAGCGCTCGCCTTCGACGTACGGCCTCTGAGTGTATCTGCCCGCGTGCACGCTTTTATGTGCCGGCAGATAGCGGACGTGGAAATAGTCCTCTCTGACGCTGCGCTCTACGTCCTCGCTCCCCCAGTGTGAATAAAAAACTTTTGGCCGCTGCACCATTAAAAACGTATAGCCGTAAAGTGCTTGTTTAAGCTCGGGGCAGAGCTCAATGCCGCGGACCATCCCCAAAACACTGAGGAAGTGCGGATTAGAGCCCGCAGTCATGTCATACATCTTAGACCTCCTCTGGCTCAATGAGTTCGGAGAATTCGTCGTAGCACATCCTGCGCTCGCTCGGGGCGAGATTGGAGATGGCCTGTTCGAGTGTGTCTGCCGCATATGCTTGATAGCTGCTTTGCACACCAGACCATTGCGAATGTGACTCGAGCTCGATCACATATTTGCCCGCATCTGTTTGATAGACAGTCGCTTCAGACCACACTCCGTCTGCTCCGGAGTAATTAGAATATGCCCGATTCGGGCTCGTCTTAGCGTGTGCGAGTATTTTGCCCTTGAATTTTAGGGACCGCTCATCTGATCTGCGCACGACAAAAGTTTTGGATTCCATTTTTCGCTCCTGATTTAGTGTTTCGCAGCCCGCGCTGCTTGGTCATCTCTCTGACCATAATACACTCATCGTAAATTGTCATACCTTTCTTTAGTCTTTTTCACAACTATTTTGCAATACCCCAATGTTTATGGCTTTTCTATCGATTCCACGGGCATCACCCTCAGACCATACTGGGATGGACTGGGATTGTTGAGCGCCAACGATTAGAGGTCATTTTTTAAAAGTTATGGTTTCCGTGCGTCATTGCAGGAAATAGGCCGGCCGGGGGCAGGGACGAGGCACCCCCCAGCATACAATATTATTATGTATAGAGCATCAAGCGTTTCAGGGCACATTAGAGCTCTTGGATTGTTCGGCATATGGCGTAAACCAATATCCGGCCGGCCGGAGCCGGAGGAGCTCACAGACGGCAGCAGGACACCCAACGCAGCCCGCTCCGAAAAATAAATCTAATCTAGCACCGCAGGCCATAGTCACTGCCCCCAACCAACGCAATCCGACATTTTAAAAAAGCGGTAGTGGGCGAGGACACGCCAGCCACTCGGAAAAGACACAGCCCCAGACCCTGCGAGACAAGCCCCAATCCGGAAAAATCAAACTGTAACCCAAGAGCGGACTTTTGGAGCGTTCGGCATACGGCGTAAACAAATTCCGGCCGGCCGGAGGACAAAATAACAAAACCCACAGGGTGGACATCTGCCCGTAAAGATTATAGAAAATCTGTCCCCCAACGGACTGAGTCAGAGCCCGGGGGAAAATAAACAATTGCCAGAGGAGAGATGACATGGCTTATGAAAACGCATGGTGGCACTATCACCAGCTGCCCGGTCAACGGGTAATCCGCGAGGACCAACGGATTGCCAAAGTTTTGCAGCAGATCAATGCAGCCCCCAGCACCGCGCGATTTATGATTTTCGCAAGTAAACACTCGATTGCGAACGCCCCATCAGGCAAACTTGCCAAGGCAAAGGTAGGCAACAAAGTACTGGCATACAAGGTTTTGGCAAAAAGGGCTGCAAGTGTCTTCGAGGCTCATCCCGACAGCCAGGTTTTTTGTTACGTCAATCCGCATCTCGGTAATCGATACACGGGACGCGAGCGAGTATGGATCGTCGAAGACTTGTATGCGGTCTTAGACATCGAGAGAAACCTACCAGACGTTGTCACGGACTCCGAAACCCTCCGGATCTATTTATGGCGCATCTCTGCCATCCCCGTGCTCGAATCAGTCAGCACATCACCGGGGCGGTTTCAGGTCCGCATCCATGCAGCTGATCTGCAGCCGGCATTAGAGGCCTGGAGACAGCACAGGGACCTTGCACAGACGATCAGACCCGATCAGTTTAAGATGCCGCTCGTATACTGCTATCACCGCTCAAAAGACTTTTTGATCATGCCAAACCTTTGCGCTCCAGTCCCCGCAAGAGAGCCATGCCAAAAGCCCGAGCTCACGGATGCCACCGCACCTGACATTGTTAAACCCAAGGCCATGAGTGAAGACGAGGTCAAGCGCAGTCTGCGCCAGACGGTTGAGGGCTGTTTCGGGGTAAAGCGCAAGCCAAAGAAAGCGGCGTTGAAGGTCCGGGACATGTACACGGAAGTTTTGCACCGATGGGGGTCTAAGCTCGTCACCGGATGTTATTTGGGATCGCGAGAGCTCGGTAGCAAGGCCGGTGTGTCGCACACTGCAGCCGGCGAATTTCTAGCCCGTCTCGTAGCACGCGGGATTTTAAAGATCGTTCAACCTGCCGTCATGCACATCGACGTCAAGATCCGCAGGCCAAACATGTATACGTGGGGCATGGATCACCTGAGGGATGCCTACGCTGCAACGAGTTCAGGCCTGGCTCTTTTACATCTGCACTATAGCGACGGCAGGTTTTTAGCGATCCTGAGAGACATCCGCAGTCTCATCTATATCGGAGCAGAGGACGATGAGATCGTAGATATCTTAGTTGCAAAACAGCTCAAAAGCCGTGATAGCCTTAAGTTTGAGGCCAAAGACATCTTGATTGCCGCACAGCGGTGGAGAGCACAGGCGCGCAAAAAGGTATGTCGCAATGATTGCCTCTTGCGTGATCTTAAGCTACGATTCCACGTATCATCATGATTCCGTGATTGCCCGTCCTCAGCCCCCACTGGGGCCGGGTTTTCTATGTCTCTCAATGATTTGCGGGCAAACAACTAAGGACCAAACTATGACGTACTGGTGTGAATGCAAAAAGTGTTACCGGGTCGATTGGGTGTTTCCGATCATGCTACTGATCGCCATCGCCGTCAGCTGGGTCGTAGCAGATAGAATGGCTCAAAAATATCCGACGTGTCCGGAGGCCGTAGATGTCACCCCTTGAAGCCATAGGCCTCACAGATCGCGAAATCACCTACGCGATGACTCGAGGTATGCTCCAGATCCAAAAACCGATTCCAGGGCATTTTAAACGCGTTGCAGGAGGCACGTGGAGGTTTTGGATTTATGGTGATGACGGCGTCACACGTGAGCAGATGCAGACATTGGGTGAGGCACTCAGGTATCTGCATGCCATCTGCCCGCCAGGCAAGCTCGGCTGCCCCGATGGGTGGCACCTCGAAGAGGTTGACGGGCAAAAGGTCTATGTGGCTCCTTCAAGGCGCAAATATATCATCACGTCAGCCCGCGAGATCGAGAGAGCCCCGTGTCAGCAGGGTGACACCCTAAACGCACTGCGCGTTAAATTTGAAAAAGCGACCCTGGCGAAATGGCAATCACGTCCGCGTTGATATTGTCGCACCTTTTGCGATAGACTGTGTGCAAGCTGACAAAATAACTAAACGACGATCATCACGGGATCATGCATGTACACAGTCTGTCTCGCCTATCACCGTCTCTCACACCGCACCTTTACGTTTTACACGCAGCTGACCGCCGCAGAATATATGCGCCGCAGCGCTTTGGCCGCGTATCACGGCCTCTATGACACGCCACTGCATTTTGATCTGCTGGTCTTTGGACCTGAGGCTGTCGATGTCGATGTGCTGTGCATCTGCCCGTGTCCGTTGGTTGCCCTGCATTACGCGCAGTCGTATGGATGGGGAACGTATATCGATATAGCAGATGAGCGTCTCTTGAGTGATACTAATGCGATCACCGAGGGACTCACATATGATCGATTTCAGAGCGCTCTATCACCTGGCGCGCAAACCAAAATATTTAGCGCCTGACTACGACCGTGCTGTGCGTGACGGGATAAACGTTGCGGCGCAGTATTTCCCCGTTGCAGGGCTGGACCTGGACTATGAAGAGACGGTGAAATCCGTCATGGAGCCAGACCCCGACCGCGTCAAAATCTATCTCGATCTTTACCCTGCGGAAACGTCTCAGCTCATGGAGTACCTGCAGACTTGGATCCCGGAATCCAGTCCTGCCAGTCCTTTGGACCCTACTCCTTTAAAGCCATCGGCTTATGAGCAATGGCGGTATCTCGACCGGTTTAAAACCGTAGTCGATGCAGACTATGCTTTGGACCTCGTGCGGCAAGCGACAATCAGCCCTATGCACGTCGAGTACTTGAGCCAGATTCATGGTGCGGTCTTAGAGGAGCTGCAAGGGGCTGCGTTCAAAGTCATAGTCGACAACAAAACCGCATACACCCCGCCACAGAATAGATTCATCTCAACTCTTTTGAGTGTCTCAAGGCTCAACGCCGAGACGCTTAAGGCACTGCAGGGCAATTTTGCAGCCGAGGCTCAAGGCGAGCAGACGGTCCGCAAAGCAAGCAGCGGTAATAGTTCAAAGTCGATCGAGCAGATGACGACACCTGCGCAAAGGGTCGCGCAGAAATAATTCAAGGAGGATAGTATGAGTTCAGCCCTATCGATTTTAAGGCCACTGAAGGCCTTCGACCAGGCCTCGATGGCAGAAGTTCAGTCTGCAATCATTGACACGCAATACTATGAGACCGTTGGCATGCAGGTCGGTTGGACGTCGGATACGATTGCAGCCGACACAGCCCTTGGCGGCGTGGCATCGAGCCTCGTGGTCCAAGATCTGACATACACGGCCGTCGTGCGCGGGGTCGACGGTGATGACATCGAAATCGAATATGTCGACGGAGTCGCTCTGGCAGTAGCGGTCCTTGGCACTGTCATCACAGTCACACTCGAGACTGGCGTGAGTGATGCCGACGCGGTCAAAGCAGCATACGATTTAGTCCCTGCGGCAGTAGCTCTTGCGACCGTTGCAGTTTCGGGCACGGGCACAGATGTGCAGATAGCCGAGGCCTCCACGCCATTAGCCGGCGGTGTCGACAGTGATGTCGATGTCACGGCGGACACGATCACGCTCACGGGTCACGCTTTTGTCACGGGCCTCCGAGTCGCTGCATCGTCGACTGGCACCCTGCCTGCACCTTTAGCTGCGACGAATTATTTCGTCATCGTCGTCGATGCAAACACGATCAAGCTTGCAACGACACTCGCAAACGCGACCGCAGGGACTGCGATCGGCCTCACTGACCAAGGGTCAAGTGGTGCCACAATCACTCTGACGCCAGGCACAAATGCCGGTGTGTTAAGCGTTCTAGGCTCAAATGATTATGACCCGCACACCGGAGCTGGGACGTTTTACGCTCTGACCTTTACTCCTGCATTGACGCAGCCGGCCAA